CGAGTTAATAGATTCGTCATCACTATTGAAGAATTTGATGTCGTTTGATTTAATATTTTTGGTAAAGTTTGAAAGTATAACATTAGTATCCTTGATTGATATCATCTTTAGTGATAATGTTAATTTCTTGGAAGTTTAAACTCAATCTTGTTTGTATTGGAGCACCATCAACAAATGTCGCCCAAGTAGAACCTTGAGCACCATATTCCACATTAACTGTTTGAAGTACACATTGTTTAATCTTTGTCATATATGGATTATCTGTACCTTGATATAGATAGCTAATTCCAAAGATTGATGGTGGAACAAAATATAGTCCTACTCCAGATGTTCCATCAGCATCATTATTTGAATATTCTGGTGCGGCATGAAATCTAAATCTTTGTATAATTTTTGAAACTTCTGCCGCTTCTTTTTGTGATTTTGGTGTGAATATGAATTGAAATACAAATTTTCTAGTATCAACACCTTTAAAAATCACTTGTAATTGAGGATTGAATGCAATTCCAGATGATTGTGCCGCGGCACCAATTGGTAATAGTCCACCTAATGCGGCATTTAATCCTGATAATGTTGTTGCTCCAATTTCACCAGCATGAGTGCTTATGTATTTTGATATTGATCCACCAATATCTTTCCAATTCCAGTCTTTATCCCAATGCCAATTAGCATTTTCAGAACTTAAAGTTTTTAGCATTTCATATATCTGCATTGCTTTAAAGTCCGTAATATTGACAGAATCGTAACCAGCATCATAACTCATAGCAATACCATCAGGCATGTATAAATTGATTACGTCTGAAACATTAGATATGGTTGTACTCAATACTGGATTAGTTGGATTATTTAATAATGCTTCAGCGGCATTACCAACATCTGTTAATGATGGTAATGATGATGATTGTCCACCATTTTGAGTTGAATATTTTGAATTCTTTAACACAGAAGCTGTAAATTGAATTACATGCATTCGTTGTGAACTTGTTCCAATATCATCTGGATAATAATATTTACCAACTTGATATTCATTTTTATACAGACTAGCCAATGGTCCAATTGGAGCAGACATATAATCTGGTGTTGGAGTATTCACCGTAGGATTGTTTTGTATAGATATTGAAGCCATTGATTATTCTACTTTTATTTGAGTTATAAATATTTATATGGCTTATTCTGGAAAATTTGTCCCATCTAATCCACAAAAATATGTTGGTGACTATAAAAATATTATTTATCGTTCCTCTTGGGAATGTCGGGTTATGTCGTGGTTAGATAAGAATCCCGATATTATCTCATGGGGATCCGAGGAATTGGTTATTCCATATAAGTCTCCAGTCGATGGAAGATATCATAGATACTTTCCAGATTTCATTGTTAAATGTAAAACGACTGAAAATAAAATTAAAACAATTGTTATTGAGATAAAACCTGATAAACAGACAAAAGAGCCAGAAAAAAGAAAAAGAGTGACTAAACAATATGTGAATGAAGTTGTTACATATGGTGTCAATCAAGCAAAGTGGGCTGCCTGTGAAGAATATTGTCTGGATAGAGGCTGGGAATTCAAAGTCTTAACTGAAAAACATCTTGGATTTTAACTAAATAACTGATGGCTTCTAAATTAACAAAAATTGCACAACAACACTCAGAACAAGACTTTAAAATATTGTCTAGACAGAGTATTAAATGGTTGCAAACTAAAGTCCAAGAAGTAAAGAGACCATATCTAGAAGCAAGACAGATTGCCGCTGAAAGAGATAGAAGAAAAACAATTCCAATTAAAGGAAAACTTTACTTCTATTATTATGATCCTAAGACAAAAGATGAGTTGCCGTACTACGATATCTTTCCAATGACATTGATTCTTGAAAGATACAATGATGGATTCTTGGGATTAAACTTACATTATCTTCCAGTATTATATCGTGCGGCATTTTTAGACTTATTATTGGATAAAGCATCATACGATGAAGATGAAAATATTGATAGAATTAGAATATCTTATCAAATATTAAATTCTATGAAGAAATATAAAGCATTTGAACCATGCTTAAAAAGATATTTGTATTCACATATGAAGTCTCCTTTATTAAAAGTAGATAATTCTGAATGGGAAACTGCATTATTTTTACCAGTTGAGCAATTTAGAAAAGCAAGAAAAGCAACAGTACATAGAGATTCTGTGAAAACAATCACAAATAAGAAATTCTGAGGATCAGATGGCATATTCGATAAATGAATTTATTTCCAGTTTTAATACTGAATTAGCAAGACCAGACAAATTTGATGTTGAAATTATCATGCCTGGAGGTATGCAACAATATTTTGCAGATGGATCTCAGATATTGAGTCTTCGTTGTGAAAAAGCACAATTGCCAAGTAGAACATTTTTGACAGCAGAACAAAAAATATACGGACCAGTTGAAAAATATCCATATATGAGTACATATAATGATTTACAACTAGAATTTGTTGTAAGTGGAAATATGTATGAGAAGGCATTCTTTGATGGTTGGATGGAATGGATCAACCCACTCAATACACATAATTATCAATATAAAGACCAATATACTGGTTTAATAACAGTAAAACAGTATGATTTGCAAAATAATACAACTATGCAAGTTGGATTCATTGATGCTTATCCAATTGCAGTCAATCAATTAGACTTAGATTGGTCACAAACAAATGCTCAACATAAATTAATTGTGGTGTTTGCATATACATATTGGGTAAATAATACTCAAAGTAATTTTGATATTGATAGAGATTTAATGGATATTAATGCTAATCCTGGTCCTGGTACAGGAATTGATACAGTATCAGTAGTAGTTCCATTGACAGTAGCATCTTTTGGAAATGAAATACCAGCGCAAGCGGCAGTTACGCAAAGTGCACCGATTCCATCTATTTTAGTGAGTGGATCATAATATTATAGGAGATAATAATGGCTTTACCCAAACTTGATGTGCCGATTTATGAAGTAACATTACCGATATCAAAGCAAGTAGTTAGATATCGACCATTTTTAGTAAAAGAACAAAAACTTCTTTTGATGGCAAATGAATCTGAAGAAGTTGATGTCATTGAAAAGACAGTCAAACAAATTTTACAGAATTGTTCAGTTGATGAAGGTGCAATAGATGTTGATAGCTTATCATTAATTGATATTGAGTTTTATTTTTTACATCTTAGAGCAAAATCTGTAGGTGAGAAAGTAGAAACAAAATATAAATGTGAGAATGATGTTGATGGTGTTGAGTGTGGCAATCTAATGGATGTGTCACTTGACTTAGAAAAGATTACTGTAGACAACTTAGATGGATATGATGATTTAATCAAATTGTCAGATTCGATTGGAGTTAAAATGACTTTACCAAAATATACTGCGGTGAGTCATGTAAAACAATCTGAAACAATGACAGAGAGTTTATTCAGAATGATATCTGAATGTATTGAATACATTTATGATGGTGAGCAGATGTATTATGCAAAAGAAACATCGACCGAAGAACTAATTGAATTTTTGGAATCTTTAAATGAGGAACAATTTAGTAGAATTCAAAATTTCTTTAATATGATTCCTAGAATTGAAAAGAATATTCAATGTATATGTAAAAAATGTGGATTTGTACATGTAATCAGCTTACAAGGAATCGAAAGTTTTTTCGCATAAGCCTTAGTCATGAGAACTTACGGAACTACTATAAGACTAATTTTAGCTTGATTCAGCATCACAAGTATAGTCTTACAGAACTTGAGGAAATGATTCCGTGGGAAAGAGATATTTACATTAATTTATTAATGCAATATATCGAAGAAGAAAACGAAAAGATGAAACAGCAACCAAGGTAAAAAGATGGCTGAAGATAATAAAATAACGAATAAAGAACTTCTTAAAAAAGAAGCTAACTTATTAAAAAAAGAAGAGAACTTGCTCAAAAAGCAAGAAGCCATTGTTTCGTCACAAAAAAATAGAAATAAAGCTGATACAGATAAACAAAAACTTTTACAGAAACAAGAAGAACTTCTTATCAAAAAACAGCAATTGTTTAATGAGGATAAGAAACAAAATAGAAAATCTGTATCTCAGACAGAAGTACTCAAAAAACTCATTGAAACTTTAAAGAAACAAAATTCTGAAAAAGGTACGATGAAGTCTAAAGTGAATGCCAACACCAAAGAGAAAGTTAAAATGGGTGAAGGTGTTGCTGACATTCTTACAAAAATCTATGGTCTATTAAAGAAACGTGATGAAGATGAACGTCAAGACAAAGAAATAGAAAAAGATTTTGAGAAACAAAAAGAGAAAGATTCTGAAAAGGATAAATCATCCAAATCATCGACTGCATCTAGAGTATCAAAAAGTAATAATGCTGGATTCTCATGGGAAGATGTCTTATTGGGCGTAGGTTTATTTTTATTGGATCAATTTGGAAAACCTTTACTTGAGGGAATACAAGGAGTTTTGGGTGTTCTAGGTGATATCAAAAACTTTGTGAGTAAAATTGTGGACTATTTTGGAATTGGTGATAGAAAAGTAATACCACCAGTAGTTATTCCAAAAAAACCTATGTTAGATAGAAATAGAAAAGCAGTTAGTGATGAAAAAATAAAAGGTGCTGGAGGAAATAGAGGTACTGGTGCTGAAGGAGGTAAAGTACAATTACGAGAAACTTCAGGAATGCAATATGAAAAATTGTCTATAGAAGACAAAACAAAACTTGCTGAAAGAGGTATATATCAAGATGAATCTCCTACTGGACCAAATTCTGGAAGATTGTATAAGAGAAGTACAAGTAGAGGAATGCAAGGTGAAAAAGTATATCTAAGTGAAGCACAATCAAGATTAGCAATGAGTAAAGTTCCTGGTGGAGCTATGATGGCTAAGTCTAAAGCTGAATATGATAAAATTATGAAAAAATTTAATGATGCTATGACAAAATTGTCTGATTTATGGAAAAGAATTGTCAGCACAATAAAAGGCTTTGGTGGCAAAATTCCAGATTCAATTTCTCAAATGTCAAAGAGTGCATGGAATTCAATAAAGATATTTGCTAAAAAATGGGGTGGTAGAGGAATACTTGCTGTTAATATAGGAATTATTGCCTGGAATATGTGGTCAATGCTATCAACATCATTTCAACAATGGCATACCAATCAAATATCAGGCAATGAATTTTTAGGTAGAATTGGATTAGCAGTTGAAGAAATTTCATTAATATTAGCCGAAGGTGTGTTAGGTACTGCTGTTGGTGCCACAGTTGGTGGAACTGCCGGTTTTGCAGTTGCAGGTCCAGCTGGTGCCACAGTCGGTGGTATTGGTGGTGGATTATTAGGTGGATATACGGCAGTAGATTTAATGGAAACAAAAGGAATCAATGAAAGCATACTAAAAGCAACAGGTAAATTGGCAGGATTAAGTGACCAAGAAATAATGAAAAATATGTATGCTATGGGAATAGATTCTACTCCATTCAATTTTGATGCGTATTATGATGCAGTTAAGAAACATGAAAGTTCTAATAATTATAGTGCAGACAATAAAGTAGGATTTGTTGGTGCATATCAGATGGGTTCCTCTGCACTTCAAGATGCTGGTTTCTTAAAGAAAGATATTAAGATTGAAAGGGGAGTCAACGATAAAGGACCAAATGCGGCAGTATATAATCCTAATGCTTGGGCTTCTGGCTGGAGTTTAGAAAAATTCTTAGCTAATAAAGATGCTCAAGATGAAGCATATAAAAAATATACAAAATCTAACTATGATATGTTAGTTAAAAACAAAGTGATATCACCAGAAATGGGTGGAACTGATGTTGCTGAAAGATTAGGATATGCACAAGAAGCTGGTGCAGGTGGTGCAATTTCTCATTACACTAAAGATAAAGATTATGTTGATTTTAGAAGTGGTAAAACTGCATCATCAATTTCAGAAGAAATTGGTGCATACTATCAATCATCATCTTTAGCTTCTGCAAAATCAACACCAAAAACTGATCCTAATAAATTGAGTGATATTAATTCAATGATGAATCCAACTATAATACATAATACTACGAATAATAATAATACTGTTGCACAAACACCTAGTAATAATAATTCTAGTGGAGGAAATCAAGCTACTCCAAGGTCAAGTGAATCTACATTTCAAAGAGCATTATGGAACTCTATGTTCCCTAACGCAATTCATTAACAAAAAGCCCGCTAGATGCGGGCTTTCTCTTTTAGTCTTCGTTGACTAACGAAGCGAACAATGCTAAATCATCGTCTTCGTTAATTTCTGGAATCTTATCAGTTGTTTCAAATGGTTCATCTTCACGAACTGCTTCACGAGGTTGTGCTTTCGCTTGCTCTACAGTTGTCTTAGGAACAGAACCATTTAATCCTAGAACTTTATCCAAACGACCTTTTAATTGATCATATGACTTAAAGTTCTTTTCACTAATCAATTCCAACAATGAATACTCTTGATTCCAAATTGCTTCAAGTGCTTTATCATCATCAAGTAATGGTGCTGGACTATCAAATTCAGATTTATCATAGTTTTGGAAACCATCAACTTTACGAATCTTAATCTTGAAGTTTGCACCTGTCCACAAATCAAATGGATTAATTGGTGTTTCATCTTTGAATTCTGGATGCATTGCACCAGAGACTTTATCAAAAATGATTTTACCATATTTGTACAAGAACACTTTACCATTGTTTTCTGGATGTGCAGGATCTTCTACGATATACACATTTGAAATGTATGATAGTCTACGTTTTTGTTTACGTGCGATTTCTTTGTTTGCATCAATACCAGAATTCCACAATTCAGAGTTATGTTCTGAAACAGGATCTTTTTGATTGAGTGTAGTCAAAGAGTTTTCGATATACCAACCACCAGGACCTTCGAATCCATGTGAGAACATTTTCACCCATGGTAGTCCATCATCACCGTCGGCTGGCGGAGATGGCAAGAAGCGAATGACAGCATAACCATTACCTGCTTTGTCTACTTCTGGCTTCCAAAAGTTTTCGTCTGATTGATTTTCGTTAGGTTTATTGATTTTCTCGATTTCTTTATTCAATTTTTCGAGAGAGTTTGAGTTGCGTTTTAGACTTTGAAATGACATATTTTCTTCCTTATTAACTAGATATAAACGAGATATAACTTACTTATCCACAAATTGCATAATATAATATATTTATGCAGGAGTCAAGTGGATTTTGACTCCTTTCTTGATAATTGCCTTAATTTTTTCTGCATCATAATCAATAAATGGTGCATATTTAATCAGGCGATTACTCCATTCAGGCCAAATAATATCATCAGAAATCTTCCTTTCCCACATAGGAAGAAACTTAAGAATATCATTCAACATGATTAGAGATTCTATTGCCACTTTCCCTTGCATCACTTCGAGCAAGAGATTTGGAAATTCATTTTGTTTGACTTTAATCAAACTGACTGGATCATATTTGTCAAAGATATATTCAATATCAGTCTGAAATGTATACGTAAGACTCTGTTTACGCTTCAACCAGTCATTATAAGTATCATAAGCATCATCAGTCATCATCTCACCAATCCAATTGCTCTTGTGCTTAATAAAATTAGCAACAAAGAAGTCTCGGCATTCTTCGTGAGAGTATTTCCTAGATAACTTATAGAAAAAATACTTACTTTTATTTCTCAAAAAACTTTCTTTTGATACATTCGTCTTGCCATGATACTTAAAGAAATCATAACTCTTTGATGTAAAATGTAATCGTAATGCATTATACAAAAGATAAGTTACATAACCATTGTTCGTACTCATATTGGCAGTTTAGATGTTTTTTTCAGTTGATTGTTATCTTCTGCTTGCTCACGAATCTTTGCTTTGAGTGCAGAAGAGATTAGTGTAGATGCAACTTCGACTTCAAATCCAGTTCTCTCACAATGAATTAGGATAGCATCCAAGAATTCACACTTAAGTTCATCTGCAAGATTTTCAATTGTCAGAGAGAATTCTCGAATTTCGTCTTTCGTTGGCATGTTTATCCAATACTTTCATCAATTTATCAAAAACATTCTTATCGAATGGTACTTTATGATGCATTATAACACCTTGAATAGGCTTTGTCAATTTCTTTTTGTCATCGATTTGCGACATATATTTTCTTCATGTAAAAATTATGATTGCCAATTGTGGCAACTTTAACGAATCCATTTTTATTTTGAAATGATGCTTGTTTATTATGAAAAAACAAAACTTTTTCATTAATATATTCATATGTGAAGTCTTCTTTGAGAAACTTCTTAGCAATCATTAATGATTCTTTCCAATTATCAGATTCTTTATTGATAATCTTTCTTCCAGAGCAAACCCATGAGAACTGACAAACAGAAATGTTATCATCCCATTCAGATTTTGCATGGACAGATGCTTTTTGATTGATGACATCACATACAGTCTTAGGAAAGTATGGGTCAGCAACACGATTCATAACGACTTGTGCAACAGCAAGTTTGCCGTCTAATGGTTCAGAACCAGCTTCGTAGTAGATGTTCTTTGCAAGACACATTACATCAGAGTCTTTTGCTTGCGATACTTGTGGTAAAAACACGAGCGTAAACAATGACAACCACAGGATTAGTGTGTTCTTCATTTTTTATTCCTTGTTTTGTTTTTGGAAGTTGGGTGGAGACTAGCCCCACCCGAGACTACTTCTTAGAATGCGTAAGAGTAATTTACGCCAACTGTATCGTAAGTGCTATCACCACGTTCTACAGCATATTTGACACCAACTGAATTGTTTTGATTGATTGCATATTTTGCACCAATAGATGTTTCCCAAGTTTTATATCCATAACCAGAGTGACCATCTAAATTCTCATTGAATGGTGTGCGTAAACGTTCTTGAGCATATGCAGTTAAGTTAGGCAATACTGTGTATTTTGCACCAACTTCACCAACATAATAAAAGAAGTCGCTAGTTGATTTGTCTTTCATACCAACAGCTACACCTGCATATGGAGTAACTCCGTACCAAGTGCCGATATCTTTGTTTACTTTGATTTGCATTAGACCTTCATGTGCGCCACCATTAACACGTTCATCTTCCATACGTGCTTCTACTGACCATGAATTGCCATAATTATGACCAACGTTAAGACCAATCACTTCATGATTGTTTGTTGAGTCTACTTTGTCTTTAGCATCGAATGTTAAACCAGCATATGAATATTCACCTGCTTGTGCAACACCAAATACTGATGCCAATAAAACTGTTAATAGAACCTTCTTCATTACTACTCCTTTTTGTTTAGAAAAGTGGTGGGTATTCTGTTACGAGGAACCCACCGAACCCTAAGCGACTAAGCCGCTAATGCGTAAACATCTTCATTTGCGATTATGTTTAATTTTACTTTTTACGACTCTCTGTGTCGAGCGCACTTATCCTATCTATCACAATCGAATCTAAGTCAGGCCCATCAGAAGCATTCAGTTTCCCCGGATATTAACCGACGCATGGTCTAGCCTAAAACTAAACACTTCTGGTGGACCTGGCGGGTTCTGCCCCCGCGTCTTGTAATCCTTACTTTAGTGTTTACGCTGTTTTATTACTTGAAATTATTATAACAAATGTTATTTAGTTTGTCAAGACTATTCAAAATATTTGATTTTATATTTCAAAAGAATTCTCAAGATGTATTCTTTGAATGATATATTAACTAATATTTTAGATTGTCTATAGTTGATTGGTGTTACCACCATTTTCTTGATACCTAGTTCCATTATATTACCTCTGCTTTCCCATAGAATGAATCAGGAATCTTGATGATTGATTCTTGAAATCCTTCACTACTTGCCGCTTGGTCTAATTTTTCTTTTGCGAGTGGATCTTTGTTTCTATCATCAATCACATCAATCAAAAGATTAGTCATAAAATTCTCAAATGATTTTGTGTATTCGAAATTTTCTGGCAATACATATAGAATATATTCATAATTAAATATTGGTTTACCAGTAGATTGTCCTACTCCAGAACCACCAAATTCTAATACTAAGTCTTTATACTTACCTTTTAATACTTTAACTCGACAATGAAATAAATTCAAATCAGAGTATTCGTAGATAAAATCTATATTATTTTTCATGATTAATCACCGCAGTTGAAGTTTCTCTATCTATTGTTAAAACACCATCACAGGCAATATTCCAGTCTTCACCTGTTTGTTCATCTTTACTTGGTACATTGATAACTACATGTTTCACTAAGTATTCTTTACCATCTTCAAACACACGCCAAACATGATCCAGTGTACCACGACCAGGATTACCTCTAGACTTATTGAATCTGATTAGAAAGTGACTCATATAATCTCCGCTGGTGCTTGACAAAATGATTGTGCTTGACCAACAGTAATATTCATATGAATGAATCGAATAGGCTTAGTAGATCCATGACGAGTAAATTCATGAGCAACATATGCATTAGTAAACATTAGTAAACCAGGTTTTGGTTCGAAGTTAATCATTCGACTAGCTGATGTTGCTAATTCTACTTGTGCTTCTGGTAAATCATTAATGACTTTACCTGCTCTTGGATCATGGAATACTACTCGTGAACAATCTTTAGGGCAATCTAAGAAATAGAAAGCAATAATTTGTGAACCATAACCATGTACATGCTGAGACATTGCTGAATGTTTAAAGTGTTCTTGTGTCCACATCTCAGTGAACTGTGTATTGAACATATTCATCGCATATCCTTGAGAGTTCAGAATATTCCATGATGTTGCTAATACATAATTTCTAAAATCTTCAATGGCTGGGTCATCATAATAATTTGCAGTCATTCTAACTGGATATAATTCATTCAGTTTCTTTTGTTCTTTTTGAGCAACTTTTAGATAACTATCTGATACTTTCTTGACACTTTCCAAGAATTCTGGTTTCTCTAAAATGTAAACGCTTGATGGAAAATAATCAAACTGTTGCCACGTATCATTCAATCTTTCATCACTCATACTTATTCACTTTCAAATTGTTATTATGTGTTTGCTGTTGGTACTTTTGGTACTCTAGGTTGAGGTAATGCATCCAATGTAGTTAATTGAGCAAGTCCAATCCAATTGAGAATATCTTGTTGCTTCTGTGCATATACTGTTTGACCTTCTGTCGTACCAGTTGCTCTTGTGAAACTAGGATTAGTATCCGTATGGAATTCGTATATAGTATCAGAATTTTCTGATTCTGTCAAGAAATTACATCCAATCCAAATGTTATGTCCTTCAGCATCTTGACCTAATGATTTAATACAAGTGATATGTGATTGTGCATCATGTGTTGCTAAGTATGCATTCTGTGCAGTTGCTAATTGTGCATTAGCCACACTCATATCACCAACAGCCCAAATGCTACTCGCATTAAATAGTTGTTCTGCTTGTGTTAATGTATCTTGGTCAGGCACATAGTAATATGCCATTTTATTTACAATGTCATAAAAATTGTAGATTGTCAATTTAATTCCCCTTAAATCTCTATTTATTATATTATAGAGCCATAAACTCTTGTTTTACAGCAGTTTACAAATCCTACAGCGTGAGTATTAGTTATGATAGCAGATCCACCACTACGCGCGGCACCAGCACCGCCGCCACCTGCGGCACCCCATCCACCACCGCCGCCACCACCAAAAGAACTACAAGAAGTATTTCCACCTACTGATGTTCCAGATCCACCAGCACCGCTATGTGATGATGAAAGACCGGCACCACCGCCACCAGCACCGCCACCATATCCGCCTGCACCGCCACCAGTTCCTGGAAGAATTCTACCACCACCGCCGCCACCACCATAGGTTGCAGTACCACCGGCTCCATTAGATCCTGAAGCACCTATGCCTCCACCAGAACCACCTGCATGACCACAGCCATTACCTCCTGGACCACCGCCAGCGCCACCGCCTCCACCTGTGTAACTGCTACAACAAGCACCACCAGTACCTCCACCACCACCTCCAGCAATGTATGCTGAAGCATTAGTGTTATTAATTAATGTATTCCATCCTAATGATAAAGCAGGACCACCAGTTCCTGCACAACCTTGTTGTCCTCCACCTGCACCACCTTGTCCAAGAATGAATCCATTGTTGATTAGATTTATTTTATCATAACCTGATCCACCAGTTAACGATAGTCCATAATTTCCTGTCGATGTTGCATACAAATATACACCAGAATTAACTGTGACAGTTATTTTAGTTAAACCAGCAACATATCCACTCAAAGATGTGACATTAAGTGATGCATTAGTTGTAGATGTTGTGTAAGTATATGATGCAGAATATGCGGCAGTTGCAATAGATCCATACACTCTAGTTTTACAACATGAAACCCAAGTAATAGGAGAAAATGATCCGCACACGAGAACTCCAGCACCGCCAGCGCCACCTAAATCAGTGAAATTTGCGGAATGATTTCCACAAAATCTAAATCCTGATGCATTACCGCCAGCCGCACCCCATCCACCAC